TTTCGAGAAGGCGTACGAGTGGTACGCCTACGGTGCTCGTACTCGTCTGATGCCCGGTGGTGCTGTGGCTGTTGTAGCAACACGATGGGCGGAGCAAGACCTGATTGGCAAGTTGCAGACGGACATGATCCGCAACGAGGGGTCAGATCAGTGGGATGTGGTGGAGTTCCCGGCGTTATTTGAGCGGTCGGACGCCCCGGCGTCGGCTCCAGAAGAAGAGAAGTACACGGCCCTCTGGCCTGAGCAGTGGCCGGTAGAAGCCCTGTTAAAAACAAAGGCGTCTATGCCGGGGTTCCAGTGGGCGGCGCAGTACCTCCAGCAGCCGACATCCCGAGATGCAGCGATAATTAAGCGTGAGTGGTGGCAAGAGTGGGACAAGGACCACCCGCCCCAGTGCGAGTACATAATCATGTCACTCGACGCCGCAGCAGAAAAAAACAACCGTGCTGACTACACCGCGCTTACGACGTGGGGTGTGTTTTATATGGACAGCCCGGAGACGGGCAGGTCGGAGGCAAACATTATTCTGCTCAACTCAATCAAAGAACGCCTCGAGTTTCCTGAGCTGAAACGGCTTGCCTACGACGAGTACAGTGACTGGCAGCCAGATTGGTTCGTGGTGGAAAAGAAATCAGCCGGTACTGCCCTGTACCAAGAGATGCGCAGAGCAGGAATACCAGTACAGGAAATAACGCCAACTCGAGCTTCGGGCGATAAAGTAGCGCGCCTAAACGCAGTTTCTGATATTTTTGCATCTGGCATGGTGTGGTATCCAGCAGGACGGCGCTGGTCAGAAGAAGTTGTAGACGAGGTTTGTGGGTTCCCAGCCATGCCACATGACGACTTGGTGGACTCGACGATTTATGCGCTGATGCGGTTTCGCGACGGCGGTTTTATTCGCCTCCCCAGTGACTCGTGGGAGGATGAGCATGATTATCAGCCGGTACGCGCAGCGTACTATTAGGATGAAATATGGCAGTTGAAAAAGCGATGTACGGCGCCCCGATGGGTCTCGAAGAAGAAGCGATGAACGAAGAACCTGTAGAGGTTGAGGTCGCTATTGAGGACCCAGAAAGCGTTGAGTTTTCTATTAACGGCGAAGAAATTTTTGAAATTGAAGCCGGTGATGCGGGGGATGAGATCGCACACAACGCGAACCTTGCCGAGTACATCGACGAGGATCAACTGGGCGTCATCGCTGATGATTTGCTCGAGGCGTATGCCACAGATATTGAATCCAGAGCGGAGTGGGAAGAAACCTACTACGACGGGCTTGAGCTGCTGGGCCTCAAGATTGAGGACCGGTCGGAACCTTGGGAAGGTGCTTTTGGCGTTTATCACCCCCTCCTCGCGGAAGCTGTAGTGAAGTTCCAATCGGAGACGATTGTTGAAACTTTCCCTGCACAGGGGCCAGTCAAGACTAAGATTCTTGGGGCCACAAACCGTGAGAAAGAGGAGTCTGCCGCACGTGTTCGTGAAGACATGAACTTTGCGCTGACAGACGGAATGCCCGACTACAGGTCTGAGCACGAGCGCCTATTGTGGAACCTGCCAATCGCAGGCTCTGCATTTAAGAAGGTTTTCTACGACGCGTCACTCGAGCGCCCAGTAGCTCAATTTATTGGTGCGGAAGATTTCGTGGTCAGCTATGGCGCGACAAGTTTGGATACTGCCCAGCGTTATACGCACCGCATGAAGTGTACAAAAAATGAGCTGCGCAAGATGCAGGTCAGTGGGTTTTATAAAGAGTGTGATCTGGGTGATCCGGTAGCGGACGAAGATGACATTCAGCGTCGCAAAAACGAGCTTGGAGGCTACGATGCAGCACGAGACGACCGGTACACCGTCCTTGAAGTCCATTGTGAACTCGACATTGATGGGTTTGAGGACTTGGATAAAGAAGGTGAGCCGACGGGTATCGAACTTCCGTATGTCGTAACGATCCTCAAAGACAGCGGCAAGATTCTGTCGATCTACCGTAACTGGGATGAGATGGACGACAAGAAGCGCAAGCTCGTCCACTTTGCCGACTATAAATACATTCCGGGCTTTGGCTTCTACGGCTTTGGTCTGATTCACCTCATTGGCGGCTTTGCAAAGGGTGCAACGAGCATCATGCGTCAGCTGGTGGATGCGGGCACACTGGCAAACTTGCCGGGTGGTTTCCGTACTCGCGGGCTTCGTATCCGTGGTGGTGATACTCCGATCGCTCCGGGTGAGTTCCGTGATGTCGATGTACCGACTGGCACAATCCGCGACAACATCATGCCGCTGCCGTACAAAGAGCCGTCTACGGTTCTGGCGGGGCTGCTCGATAAGATCGTGGGTGAAGCGCGCCGCTTCGCGTCAATGGCGGATATACAGGTGGCGGATATGTCTGCCAACACGCCTGTAGGCTCAACGCTGGCAATTCTTGAGCGTCAGTTGAAGGTGATGACCGCTGTTCAAGCGCGTGTACACGCAGCGATGAAGGGCGAGTTTAAGATCCTGAAGAAGATCATGGCGGAGCTTGCTCCGGTCGACTACGAGTACGATGCACAGGGTGATGAAGGGTTCGCTGCACGTCAGCGTGACTACTCTAACGTAGAGATTATCCCTGTTTCAGATCCGAATGCGTCCACCATGTCGCAGCGCGTAGCGCAGTATCAAGCGGCGATGCAGTTGGCTGCACAGTCTCCTGACCTGTACGACCTGCCGTTGCTACACCGCCAGATGATCGAGACGCTGGGTATTAAGAACGCAGCTGAACTTGTGCCGGATAAGGACGACATTAAGCCGTGCGATCCGATGACCGAGAACATGAACATGTTGCAGGGCAAGCCGGTCAAGGCGTTCGCGTATCAGGACCACGAGGCGCACATCAAGGCGCATCAGGCGTTTGCTGACGATCCGAAAATTCAACAGGTTGTTCAAGCGCAAGGTGAAGCCGCAGCGATCAAGATTGCAGCACTGCACGCGCACATCGCTGAGCACGTGGCGTTTGCGTACCGTGCCAAGGTTGAGATGGAGCTAGGTGTACCGCTCCCAGCGTACGACGAAGAGCAGAAACTGGACCAAGAGCAGGAACTCGCCATTTCTCGTCTCGTCGCCGAGGCAGCGCCTCGCATTACTGGCAAACATCAGCAGGAAGAAAAAACCAAGGCCGAGCAGGCTCAGGCTCAAGATCCTGTCATTCAGATGCAGCAGAAAGAACTTCAGCTCCAAGAACAGGAGCTGCAACGCAAGGTCCAGAAGGACCAGATGGATTACGACATCAAGCTCAAAAACTTGGTGCTCGAAGGATACCGCGTCGAGTCGCAAGAAAAGCAGGCTGGCGCTGCAATGGGAGCCAAGGCGGCTTCCGACAAAAACAAGACTGAAGCTGACCTCAAGAAGGCTGGTCTGAAGGCCGGAATTGATCTGGCAAAACGCTAAGGAGCGCAAATGATCCGCACATTCGGAGAGCATCTCCGCAAAGAAATTCGTAAGGATATGGACGACCTCGTCGATGGCTTAGCCACCGGCAGCGCCCGTAACTACGAAGAATACGCCCACATGACGGGCGTGATTAAGGGCTTAGCGCAAGCTGAGCGGTTACTGCTGGACCTCATGGAGGCAGCTGAAAAATCCGAGTAAGGAGTGGTTATGACTACAGCCGAACAGGCTGCAACACAGCTCACTGAGCAGCAAATTCCGAAACCCGCAGGGTATCGGCTACTGGTAGCAATACCGGAAATTAAGGAAACGTACGGCGATTCAGGCATCGTGAAGGCCGCCACCGAAATCAAGAACGAAGAGATTTCAACGATGGTGGTGCGTGTGATCGACATGGGCCCTGACGCGTATAAGGACGAGAAAAGGTTCCCAAATGGCCCGTATTGCCAGATTGGTGACTACGTTCTCATCCGTGCCTATTCCGGCACGCGCTTCAAGATTCACGGTAAAGAACTGTTCCGTGTCATTAACGATGACTCGGTTGAGGCCGTGGTTGAAGATCCAACGGGATATTCCCGCATTTAGGAGTAATTTATGGCTCAAGCCGCCGAAAAGGATGATTTTGAGGATACCGAATTTGTAATCGGTTCCGACCCATCTGGCGTACCTCCGGGTATGAAAAACAAACAGATGGAAGAGGGAGTTGATGTAGAAATTGAAGACGAACCTAAGAAAGAGGCTAAGAAGGTCGAGGAAGAAGACGATTTCGAGCTTGAGATCGTTGATGACACCCCGCCGCAGGACCGCAACCGCAAGCCGCTCCCTGACGAGGTCAAGGCGGAACTTGAGCAGGATGAAACCGAGGAGTACTCGGCTAAGGTTAAGCAGCGTATCGACCAGCTCAAAAAAGCATGGCATGACGAGCGCCGAGCCAAAGAAGAAGCGGCTCGTGAGCGTGAAGCCGCTGCCATGTACGCCCAACAGTTACAAGCCGAGCGTGACCGCCTCCGTGGTCAGCTGACGCAAGGTGAGCAGTGGGCGCTAGAGCAGGCGAAAGGCCGTGCTCAGCTGCAACTAGAAGCAGCAAAACGCGCTTACCGTGATGCGTATGAGCAGGGTGACTCTGATGCGATTGCTGAAGCCCAGCAGAACTTGAGCCGTGCTACATACCAAGCGGATCAAGCCAATGCGATGTATCCGGTGTTTAATACTCCGCAACAACCGCAAAACAGTGCTTTACAGCGACAACCTGCACAGGTATATAATCAACCCACGGAACCGCGTGTACGCGCACCTGAGCCCGACGCTCAAACTAGAGAGTGGGGCGAACGCAACAAGTGGTTTGGAAATGATGATGAAATGACCAGCTTTGCGCTGGGCCTTCATCAGAAGCTGACGAAGGAAGGTATTCCGCCTTCGACCAGCGAATACTACGAGCGAATTGACGCTCGCATGCGTGAGGTGTTTCCCGACAAGTTCGAGGATGCAGCTCCTAAAAAGGAAAAGCGTCGACCCTCTACCGTCGTCGCCTCCGCCGGAAGAACTCCGAAGGGGAAGAAGGTAGTGCTAACACAGTCGCAAGTAGCGATGGCTAAAAAGCTGGGTATTTCCCCAGAAGCCTATGCTCGCGAAGTGATGAAACTGGAGAATAGTAATGGCTGATGAAATTCGTAACCGTGAACCTCGTCCGGTTTCTCGCTCGCAAGAAACTCGTGAAACGACTGCGCGTAAGAAGCAGTGGGCACCTGCATCCCTGTTGCCTGAACCAGAACCTCAAGAGGGGTTCACGTTCCGTTGGATCCGTAAGTCTATGTTAGGCATTAGTGATCCAACGAACTTTTCGCGTAAAGTGCGTGAGGGCTGGGAAACCTGCCGTCTCGAGGACCATCCTGAATTGGAGCTTCACGTTGATAGTGACGCAGCCTCTTCCGGCCTCGTAGAAATTGGTGGCCTTATCCTCTGCAAGATGCCGACCGAGTTCGTTGAGCAGCGTAACGCGTACTATAACCGTACGAACCAAGCTCAAATTGAATCGGTCGACAACAACTTTATGCGTGAGAATGACCCGCGTATGCCGCTCTACAAGGAGCGTAAATCGCAGGTCAGTTTTGGACGCGGTTCTTAGAACCTTCGTTTTTTCCTTTTAGGAGAGTTATCTCATGGCATATCCGACTGTTTCTGCCCCTTACGGCATGATTCCGGTCAAGATGGTCAACGGTAATCCTTACAATGGCGCCACCCGTGCTTACAAGATTGAATCAGGTAACACTGACGTAATCTTCAACGGTGACGTTGTTGCTCTGGCTACTGACGGCTACATTGACCGTGGTGTTTACGATGACGCTATCGCTGCTGTTGGCGTTTTTGTAGGCTGTTCTTACACTGATCCGACCTATGGTCTGACCTTCCGTAACTACTATCCGGGCAGCGTTGTTGCTTCCGACATCACCGCGTACGTGGTTGATGATCCGAACGTGCTGTTCAAGATGGCTGTTGTCGATGACAACGGCGCAATGAGCTACGTTACTCAGGCTGCTATCGGTGCTAACGCTGGTACCGAAGAAGGTGCTTCTGCTAACGGTTCTACTGCAACTGGTCGCTCTAACGGCGGTCTGGACAGTTCTACTGTTGCTACTACCAACACTTTGCCTTTCCGCATTGTTGAAGGTGTAGCTGAAACCGCTTCTTCTAGCGGCTTCACCGAAGTACTGGTCAAGTGGAACGCTGGGCACCAGCTGACCAACTCTACCGGCATTTAATTAGGAGCTAAGTAATGGCAATTTCACGCGCACAAATGGTGAAGGAGCTCCTGCCGGGCCTGAACGCACTGTTCGGCATGGAGTATTCTCGTTATGGTGAAGAGCATAAGGAAATTTTCGAGACCGAAAGTTCTGATCGCTCTTTTGAAGAAGAAGTGAAGCTGAGCGGCTTCTCTGCTGCACCGGTTAAGTCTGAAGGCGACGCCATTCAGTACGACGCTGCACAAGAAGCGTTCACCTCTCGCTACAGCCACGAAACCATCGCTTTGGGCTTCAGCATTACTGAAGAAGCGGTAGAAGACAATCTGTATGACAGCCTGTCTTCTCGCTACACCAAGGCTCTGGCTCGTGCTATGGCGTACACCAAGCAGATCAAGGCTGCGTCTGTGTTGAATAACGCATTCGCTGCTTCTGGCTACACTGGTGGTGACGGTGTGACCCTGTGCTCTACTGCACACCCGCTGGTATCTGGTGGTACTAACTCCAACAGACCTGCGGTAAACGCTGACCTGAACGAAACCTCCCTTGAGGCGGCAGTAATTCAGATCGGTGGTTGGACTGACGAGCGCGGCCTGCTGATCGCAGCTAAGCCGAAGAAGCTCATCATTCCTCGTGACCTGATGTTCGTGGCTACCCGTCTGTTGAAGACTGAAGGCCGTGTTAGCACCGCTGACAACGACATCAACGCAATCGCCAACAACGGTGCGATTCCGGGCGGTTACGCAGTGAATAACTTCCTGACCGACAGCGATGCGTGGTTCCTGACCACTGACATCCCGAATGGTCTGAAGCACTTCGTGCGTACTCCGATGACCACCAAAATGGAGGGGGACTTCGACACCGGTAACGTACGTTACAAGGCGCGCGAAAGATACTCTTTCGGTTGGTCCGATGCGTTAGGTATCTTCGGTTCGCCGGGCGCCTAAGTTAAATCCTTGATTTTCAAGGTAAAAGCCCCCGCAAGGGGGCTTTTTTATGCGCGGCTATTGTATTTTTAATTTAGGGTGGTATGATTTGTATACACAACCGGAGATTACCTGTGTCAAAACTACCTACTACTCGCGCCGAAGCCAAAGCCGCAGGCTCACCTCGATACAACACTGGCAAGCCGTGCAAACACGGCCATATTGCTGACCGCTTTACATCTAGTGGGACGTGCTCTGAGTGCCTTGCTCCACGTCGCCGGGAAGGGATGCGTAAGTGGGCCGCAGAAAACCCGGAAGAGAAGAAGCGCCGTGCTGCTGAGTGGTACGACAACAACCGCGATGAGATTATCGAGCGCGTGCGTGAGAACTACTATGCCGACATCAATAAGAGCCGCGAACGCGCCCGTGATTACGCCGCTCGACATCGTGAAGAGGCTGTGGATCGAGCAAAACGATGGAAGAAAAATAATCCAGAACGAGCAAAAGAACATGATGCTGCTAGAGACCCTGTAAAACTACATGCAGGCAAAGCTAAATATCGGGCAGCAAGACGACAGGCGTGTCCGCCGTGGTTAAATAAGGAAATGCTTAATCAGATCCATGAGATTTACAGATTACGCAGGCAGATTTCTGAGGCTACCGGTATCGTGCATGAAGTCGATCACATCGTCCCGCTGCAAGGTGGAACCGTGTGCGGGTTGCACGTACCGTGGAATCTTAGAGTCATAACGAAAGAGCAAAACAATCGCCGACCACGCATCTGGAAATCATCTTGACGCTTCGGCTTTGCTCGCGTATAAATTCCTTAAGTCTGGGAAATCCAGCTACGTAGACCGGCCCAGCGGACATTGCAGATGACTACGTAGCGAGTGCTGCAACACGGAGATAATCTCATGGCGAGCACAACTTTTTCTGGTCCAGTCACTTCTACGGCTGGTTTTGTAGGCGCTGTAACTGGTGACGTAACCGGCGATGTAGCTGGCAACGTAGACGCC